TGCTTGAGGTACTTGAAGACGTAGAGCTTGAAGTACTTGAGCTTGTGCTTGAGGTACTTGAAGACGTAGAGCTTGAAGTACTTGAGCTTGTGCTTGAGGTACTTGAAGACGTAGAGCTTGAAGTACTAGAGCTTGTGCTTGAAGTACTTGAAGACGTAGAGCTTGAAGTACTTGAGCTTGTAGAGCTTGAAGTACTTGAAGACGTAGAGCTTGAGGTACTAGAACTTGTAGAGCTTGAGGTACTTGAAGACGTAGAGCTTGAAGTACTTGAGCTTGTAGAGCTTGAGGTACTAGAACTTGTAGAGCTTGAGGTGCTTGAGGTGCTTGATAAATACGTATTACTTGGAACAATGATTGATTTTCTAACCTCCCCAAAGTTTAATAGGTTAATATAAAAAGCATCATTTGCTACATTAGAAAAATATACAGGGAGTAAAACCTGCTTTGGGAATGTGGTATTATGCTCTGCAACCTTACGTTTATCATCACCATTGCCAATCCAAAATTCAACACGTTCTATTCTTGTCCGAACCTCAAAAGAAGTTGGTGTATTTGTCCATGTTGCATCCCACGGAACAGTTGTCTGTTCTGGGGTTGCACTATCATCGTTATAAGATCTAACGTAAAAATTAGTTCCACTGATAAAAAAGTACGCAGCATTCCGATTCCCGAATGCTTTTGAATATAAACCAAAAACTCGAGAATCTCCGCCTGTTGGGGCTGTCGGCACAGTAAGCTTCATTTCAAAGTTACCGTGCATAAACACCCTGAGGGTACTAATACTGGCAGTGTGTAATCTAATTTTCCCGTCCAAAACTTTCGCATCGCCACTAAACCTTCTCAATTCTGTTGTGTCGAATCCTGAAAGATATGGGTCATAGAGAAAGTGATAACGATCACTAACTGTTTTTACGTGTGCCATAAATTAAATTATACTTTCTTTTTTGGCTTACCTTTTTTTATTTTTTCAGCGTCAGCATTGACAGCCTGTTCATCTAAAACATCATTAGAGTTATTACCTGGAGTAGACAATGGATTGATTTCGGTTGATGGTTTACTCTCTAATACTGGCTGTTCTACCTGAACAGTATCAGTTTGATTCTCAGCAATCTGTTTCAAAATATCCAATGCCTTTTTTTCTGCTAGAATTGAAACATATCTTTCCATTTCAGGCGTAAGCTTTAACATTCTTTTTTCTCCAACAACACTTTCAGGTGTCCCATATTTCAGCTCAGTTATAACATGAGCAGGCTCAACCTTATCAAGATTTCTTTTCATATCTTCTTCAGACATAGAATCAGCCTGGACAAAATCATACCCAAAGCTAGGGTGATTTTTAAGTGCTGTTATTAAATCATCGTTGTCGGTGGAAAACAAACCCTGTGCAAACCTAACATGTATACCAGGGTCTGCGGGTCTGCCAGTCAAAGGCTCTCTTTGAAGTGCTGGCTTTAAGGTAAGCATTAAATTTATTTGTTTAGATACAAACTTCATATTATTTTAAATTAATTCATAATTATATGTTAAAAGGGGAGATGAGTAACCCATCCCCCCAATTAAACTATTCAATCTCGCCAATAGCAGCAACATAGCCAGTAACCGAAGTCGCATCAACCATGTAAACAACTAATTCGTAACCATCTTGTGTAGTAATAATCCCCTCACCAGAAGCAAAATTTTTGTTTGTCACCGCTGCATCTGCAGGAGTGCTTGAATACAAAAGGTTTTCAATAGAACCCTTTCGTTCATAAACACGCAATCCTTGAGAATCTACGCCACCACCAAAAGTAATGTTGTATTCAATCTCTCTAAGATGAACACGCATTGATCCTTTTGGTTTACTCTCACCAACAGTTCTTGTTTTAGTGACACAAACAGCCATGTAATCAGCCGCACTTGTGTCAACTTTAACATCGTAATAAGAAACACTATCAACAACCGTAGCAGAAATAGCACCGTCAACAAACTGTGTTGCAGTCGTCTCGGAAAGCAATGTATCAAGAACAATACAATCCCAATAAGCACTCACATCAATAACCGCCTTCAATTTTGCAACGGTGTCATAAGTGGCAAATGCCCATGTTTCAGTCCCACCACTAGCCGAAATAGCAACAATGCTTGTGCCTGTTGTAACTGTTACGGAAGTAACAGCACCAGCCGCAGCTGTCGGTCTAAGGCGAAGGGCAATACCCTCATCGTCATAAATTTGCTGTACAAAGCCTTTTTTAGAAAGACTTCGCATTTGCAATGAATCTAAAGAAGCCATAATAAATTGTTTTAAAGCCAATCACCCGTGGCTGTTTCGGGCCATATGTCAAAGCATATAGGCGGGAATGATTTTACGTCACATCCCCGCTTACGACGCCTAATAAATTAGGATATGTAAGAGAACTAATTTGAGTTAGTCAGTTACACCTTTAAGCAAAGCACAAAGTGGGCTTTGTTTTCGTTCCAAACCAGCTTCAGTAATGAACTGGTCAATCTCTCCATCAACATCAGGGGCCTGAACGTTCATCATGAGCTTAGTGTCACGATTCGCCATAAAGCGATATCGGAAACAATTAAGATCAAGCAAGAACGCATAGCCTGAATATTCTTCAACAAACAATGGATTGTGCACGATGTTGATTGAACCAAATGGGGTCATGTACTCACTGATTTCCAAACCGTAAGATTTATCTCCTGTTTTGGTTCTCAGCTGACCACGAGCCATTTCATTTATTGCCTGCAAAACAACACCACCACACATTAATACTTTTTGGTTATCACCATAAGTGAAGCCTTCTCGTAAAAATGTGTTAAAGTCTGGAGCTGTTAATGGGCCACCTTGATTTTGAACAAATCCTGTACCACCCTCAATAAATTCAAGGAGACCACCTGTAGTTCGTAACGGTTTACTGTTACTACCTGTAGTAGAAGCTTTTTCACCCCAAATGAAAGCTCGTTCAATATCAAGGGCATGTTCAGTCGCCTTTTTGGCTCTTTGATAAACCAAGTCTGGGCCACCGTACAAATTAGCATTCTTCTCTGTGTCAGAAACACCAATGGTCGTTTTAAATATTTGCTTTATATTGCATCAATAATGATGGGTAAACATCTCTGTTTACCACTATATGTCACCATATAGACTCGACTATATCTTCACAAATGTGTGTTCAACGTATAGTCTGTGAGAATTTAACTATTAAATTTATACCGTATAGATAATGGTACACCATTAAAATATTGGCTATGCGATAATAACGACAAGAACTTAAACGATGGTTTTTTATTTAATCTAATACGATAATACATTCTATCACCACCATATACCCCTTTAACTGGAAGTATTTTAACCTCTATATTAAATTTTTGCCAAAACCACTTTTTTATACCTTTAACTTCAGATAATGTATAACTATCAGTACAAATAATTATAGAGTCATTTGATTTTATATAAGATCCATCGTCAAGATACCAAAATAATAAAGAATCCTCATCTAACAAGTTTAACCCACGTCTTGTTATATATCTTTTTTTATTTCTATAAAAAATTCCATATATGTTAGTTAAGCTTGGATGAGAAATAGAGTGAGTATGATATTGAATATTACCGTTATTGTTATACCTATTAACATTATCTTGTAAAAAAATTTCATTCAACAATTGCTTCTTAAACAAGAGATAATCTAATTGCTTTTCACAATGACATAGTGACAATCTATGAAAACCGTCAGTTTGTAATATCAATGATGAATCACCCAATAATGTGCCGTAAATAATTGACATTTTCTCTTTTGATATACTTTCACCTTTTAATGTTCTAGCCTTAGAATAACTTTTATTTGTTTTTCTAGGTCTTCTGTCGTTATAATTTTTATAAACACATTTTTTTGAACAAAATATTTTATCTTTTCTATTTTGATAAAATAGTTTGTTGCACTGTTTACAATTAATATACATAGTTATCTTTTCTGCTGATTGTCTCTATGTGTAAAATTCTTAGGGTTCGCTAGTAGTTTTCACCGCCTAGTATCCTATTTACACCATAACAAGATATCCCAGCATATAGTTGAATTTTACTATACCCAAATTTTTATTAAAGTATAGTTGGTCAGCGGAGAGGATTGTGTAGTGTTAATGTTCTTAGCACTTGAATTTTCCTCATTCGCATTACCAATCAAGAACAAACCATCACCATCAGCTCCAGCAGCAGCCGCAGTCGCACCGAGCGAACGGCCACCTGAAGCAATAGTAATTGTTGTTGCACCAGCAATCGTAGCTACAAGCATTCTTTCACCAGTTCTGGCGTTAAGAATAACGTCACCAACCGTGAAAATATAAGCCGAGCTAGACCCAGCACTAGTTACAGTAATTGTTACACCACCTGAAGCGGAATAAGTTCCACTTACCTTTGCGTAACGTCCGCCATAAAAATCTTCGCATTTGTTAACCCATAATTGGGTATTACATCATTTCTGTGTAATTCTCGTGATATCGCACGAGGTCGGACTATATCATCATCCATAAGGATGTTTAACGTGTAGTCTCTGAGGTTTCTACTTTAATACCTACTTGATTTAATTCCTTCATCTGGTCAAATAATGATTTTTCTTCATCACTATATCCTTGTTTTATTATCCCAAGAACACGACCAGTTTTAGAATCTCTCTCAGCCTTAGACTTATAATAACTCCTAGATTCTAAGAATCTTAAAAGTAATTCAGCCCTTGGCTTTTTTGAAATCAGATACGGTAGCATCAATTTTGTTATCACCTTAACGTCTTCCATTTTATTGACCGTTATGTGATAAGCTTTTTTATGATTAGGTTTTCTAGATGTTGTTTCTTGCCAAATGTGACCATTGATGCCAGATGCATCAAATATTTTTATAATCTCATTTATCATTACTACATCGGTGTTAGATAGAGTTATTCTTGGAACATATCGTTTATTAGTATCATATACTATGGTGAATGTTCCCTCTCCATCCCATACGCCCGCTAACCATGCAATTTGATGTGTAGTTACCTGCTGATTGACCATTGTATTATTCATAATATTTTTACTTAGTAGTAATTATGACTTTAGGTTATTCCAGCAAATAGTTAAATTTTTAGTGGTCCGAGAATTTTCTAAACCACTTCATTGAAGCTTGTTACCAGACTTACTCTGGGGCATATGCCTCTATATATCGCTATATAGATCAGACTATATCTTTACTACCACCTATTATTTCTAAAGGGGTAGACGCTTTGCGTCTAGTCGTTGAGGGCAAAATTTGATAATGCTTAAGATATCTAAGAGATTCTTCGAACTTTTTATCAATAGACTCAAACTGCTCTTTCTTAATTTTAGAGCACAGTGTACCATTAACATTTCTCTTTTGAAACATTGATAGTCTATACTCTATGTATTCGAGTATTTTTTTAGCTTGTCTTTTTTTGTTAGAGTGCAATTTATCTATTATTGCATCTAGTATTTTTTTAGTTGATCTATATCCCTCTACGTTAATAGACAGATAATCCATTGCATTGACAAACTTTTTATTAGGAGTATGAAGAGTAAAATAAAATTTAGCTCCAAGCACATAAAATATTTCAGAAACCTTCTTTATCAATTCAACATCAGTATTACCAACACCTATCCTTGTAATAAACGAATATTGTCCATTACCATTGTTTCTTTTCTTATGAACTCCTTGACGTTTATTGGTTGTTAAATATCCCTCTCCATCAATAATTCCGGCCAACCAAAAAAAGTCACTATCATTAATCATATATTTTATTTTTTCCCTGCTGATTGTCCGCACTAATAGATTTTTACTAATCAGTACTATTAGATACTCGGAGTTTCCAGCATATAAGCAAAGTTTTTGTTAAACCAGAGTCCAAGTGGATTTTTTAAACTCTGGGTTGCCTGTTTCCTTTTTAAGAATACCAGCTCCCGTCCAAGCCTTACCATCATACACTTTACCAACAGTAGTCAGTAAGGTTGTAAGCGGATGCTTGCGAGGTTCAAGTAAGAAGACTTTATCAACGGCATCCACTACTAATCGCTGCTCAGTAGATGACGTTGAAGTATCTCTAGCAGCAGAAGCCACCGCCCCCTGATTGTGGGTCAATCAATGTTTACTTTATATCTCTATAAAGATCGGACTATATCTTAATCCCAAAGGATTCACAACGTTTAGTCTCTGAACGTCTATTAATAAAATCAATTATTCTACTTTGTTTTCTGAATATAGTGAAAAACAAACCGTGATCAATAAACGATTCTACTCTTATCCCAAAACAGATTAACACCTTTTTTCTACCAGAAGAGAAATTACGTTCTATTTTTAATGTTTTTACACCTAATTTTTCTAAAAAGTCTTTAAACTCTAATATCCAACTACCCTCAGTTTTGCCAACACCAATTCTATATTGAATGTTTTCCTTATCTGGTCTCAAAGTTTTAGATATCCACCCATCACCATCCATCACTCCTGCGATAAAATGTTTTTTTATCACATCTGGTGCACGCCATATGACAAAGGGTATATGCGTTTTCTTGTTTGTCTGCTCCCAAAATATATCTTTTAACTTTTTAAACCCAACATTTATACAGTATTGTACTTGTGTTTTTGACACGTGACCGTTTGGCCAATGCCTGTCTATCGGCTCGAGGCGATTAATATTCGCACGACAAGACGGTATTAACAGTTTTATACAAGCAAGTGTTCTATCTGCAAACTCAATGTCTATCGTCCTTAAAGAAAAATTATAATAATATCCATATTTATCTTTACTTTTAGATATACACCCATCAGTAAGATAAACTCCAAACAAATAGGCTAATTCTTTATTAATATTCTCGCTGCTGATTTTCTCTAAATCCATATTTTTACTCTTAGGTAATGAATTTCTAACAAGAATTTCCAGCATTTTGTTGTTTTCCAATATTACCCTCCGTGCATTACTGCACGGGTGCCCACCCATTTTTAGGCTCGCTATAATATGGAAATTGTGCCATATAAAATCTTTAAACCATAATCCCAATACCTTGAAATGAGATTAAAAAGAATTTGGATTACTAGGTCCTCCAATAAAATCGTCAATGGTTGGAGTCTGTGATGGCATTCGACCACCTTGAGACCCTCCGCCACTAGCGTTTAAGGCGTTACCTTTAGCTATTTCGGCTTCCTCTTTTTCTTTATCCTTAACCGCCTTTTGGGCTTCATTTTCACCCTTAACCGCATAGTAAGCCACATTAATGTCATAAACATCAGGATGGTCTTCAAGCCATTTGGTTATTGCGTCTGCGTATTCAGGAAAATCGCTTGTCGTATTGATAAAACTTTCAACGCTTTTTTCAAAGCTTCGCTTTTCTTCAATTTCAGAAATGTTATGAGTAAGGTCTTTTTCGACCTTAGACATTTTTTCCTGCATTTTTTTCTCAACAAGCTCCTCAATCGCATCGGAATTTAAAGTTTCAAGCTTTTTATCCCCCAATTCTTTTTTCACCTCTTTATAGGCACTAGTCATTGTGGTTGCATCTTCTTTATTAATTTTACCACTTAAAACATCCTGTAATAAACTGGAGTTAATCTTGTCATCCAAGATAGCCTCAGCTAATTCAGGGTCGCTGTGAAGCTTTTCTAATAGGGGTGATATTTCATTGAAGAATTTTCTAAGGTCTCCAAGTTCACCACCCTGCTCAGTAAGCTTCTCAACTAAATTTTCGTAGTCAGTCTTAGGGACATAATCACTAAGATTAACATCTTCCTTCTTTTCACCTTCATTGTTAGCGTTTGAAGACGGTTCGGGCTGCCTGCCTAAATCATTTGGCGATTTAGGTAGATCCGAGACAGGGGCTCCCACGTCTTTGTTTGTGGACTCTGTGTTGTTTGCTTCTTTAGCCATAAGTTTACTTCATAATTAATAATTACTTAGACAAAATATATTGTAAAAAACAAATGAACTCACTATTGTTCGCTAGAAATAGTCTGCTTCCTTTCTGCCAGTTTTTTCGCTAAATTACCCAAATTAATATCACCACCAGATTTTTCTTTTAACTTTTGCTCTTTCAGTTTATCTCCGATTAAAGAGACTATTTTCCCCGTGATAACATTCTTCATAGTTTTTTTATAAATTATTTAATACATTTTTTTACCACCAACACCACCATATCGATCAACCATTTTTCTAGCCAGCTTGTTTTTCTTTTTACGAACATCCATAGACTCTTTAAGCCTGCCTTCAACCTTAGATGACATGGCTGTCCTTGGCATATTGTCATACATCATAAATTATTTATATTTTACCAATTTTTCTAACCTCAAAATCAAAACATTCCTTTGAGTTGTTATCAGTTTCGTTAATCTCGTGACGAATAACCTTTGTTGTGACAACAAAAACACACTCATCACCAACCTCTAAGCCAGATAATGATGGTACCTGCTTTGTGCTTAAATAAAGATTGGGATAATAAACATCACTATTAGATGCTGTTAATGGCATTTCTGTTTCCTCCATTTTTTTACCTACATCTTTCATCTTAACCATTTTTGTTATCTCTTTAGCCATCTGATTTTTAGTATACTTATCTGCCATAATGCAAATTATTAAAGTTTTATTACTAAATCTTCTTATATTATAACACAAGTCCCACTATATTGGCTAATATTTTGTGTAGTTACCCATAGATTTTGCTTCTGCTTCCTCAAGTGCTAACAAATCTTCGGGTGTCATGTTTTTTCTTTTTACCAATTCATTTACATAATTAATAAAATCAAACTCACCCTCACGCTTCCCTTGAGTCTTAGACATATCATGGGGATTCTTGTATGAATCTATATACCCCAAAAGACTTATAAGGTCATAATTTCTCTCTTGAGCAAAACGATTTAACGCATGCCAAAATGGAGTATCACAAATACTGACTAAAAAGTTATCAAACTCATCCTTTGGCATTGAATAAACATCACTATTTGGTGTAGTCTCCTCAGAACCTTTTAGTGATTCTTGAGTAACCTCACCTGCCACCTTCTTTTTTCTAGGCATAAATCTTCATAAGTTATTAATAATTTTTAACGCCACTTTGTCCAGTCTATTGTTTTAAATACCCTATCCCAATGTTTCTTTTCATCTGGAAGCAACTCCCTATTATAATCAGTTTTTTCTTTTAATATTTTTTGTGTAGGCTTGAGCGTTGAGTCATATAATGGATTAAGTTTTTGCTCTTTATTTTTTTTCTTAAACAATTTTGATAATAATGATACTACCCATCCGTTTTTTTTACTAGTCATATAATGATATAATTAAGCTTCGTGTATATAAACTTTATCTAGGTTTTTCCTTTTTAATTTTTCTAAAGTGTTCTTATCAATATTCTTTTTGTTATATCTACGCTCTTTAATATTTGTATTATACCGATTTCCTGTTATACGAGATAAAATCTCTTGCATCCACTTTCTTTTGTTGTTTACCATATATTTAACGTTGAATATTATTTACTCTATTTAATAAATTAGCCTCGGGGTTATATTCAGTATTAATAGGTATATTAGTGTTAACCTTTCCACCACGATTGAAACCCCCTGGGTTTGTTGTCCCACCAATTTTTGGAGCTGTTGGGGGTAATGCCCCAGCTTTTAAAAGATTAATCGGAGCACTTGCCTCCCTGAATGAAGAATTTGAAGTTGCTCCACCGAGAAGAGCTATTGCTTGTTGCACAACACCTGCCGGTATTTCACCAGAAGATATACTTGGTAATGATTGACCTGATGGCTGTTGATATGGTGGCACTTGACCATTAGGAATCGGCAATTCACCGCCTGGGACAGGCATGCCGTCTGGCCCAACCATCCCAGCCATATCAGGTGATAAAGTGTCGTCTTCTTTTTTAACAATGGAATCCAAAGACCACCCCCAACTATGCAACACCTTTGAAGTTAATTTTTTAGGGTCAACAAAAGGCAACTGAGAAAGCAACTGGAATAAATCCATCCCTTGTTTTTTGTCTATATCGTTTTTCCCAGCAATAGACGGCATTACAGTAGCCTTATAATCATATTGACCGAATATGTCATCTTTTTCTATTAAGGGAAAAGCGTCTTTGCCATCATCTCCAGTTATACGAATAATAAGATTGTCAGTAAAAAACTGTCTATACATTGAAATCCAATACCTCAAAAGAGTAGCATAACCATCGCCTAAATGATTAACAAACAACCTCACTCGCTCAAGCGTTGATTCTCTTAAATGACGAATTTCAGTCGCACTGTTAGCACCACCGCCCTGACCCATTGAAAAATCATCAACGCCTGAAGCATAACGCATATCGCCTTTAAGCAATTCTTCTTCCTTGTAGGCACTACCTTTAACGTCACTAAACTGAATTTCCCTAACACCATTCGGGTCAGCTGAATAAACAATACCAAATGGTCGTGTTACTAATTCATCCTTGTTTACATTGGCAAGAGGATTAACAATCCACATTTTATGGATATTAAGGGTAACTGCATCCAACCTCTGATTTTTAATCATATTAAGCATTATCTGTGGATTCTCTAAAAGCATTGGTAATCCATACCCTTCAAACTCATTTGGAAGTCTTAAATAAGGAAATTCTATAAATGGTGCTTCCTTGAAATCATACGGTATTGGGATTGAACCGCCCCTAAGAATTGGAACATCATTAACCATAACCGCATAAGAGTCCTCATATGGTCTCCACCATTCAAAAACCTCATACATCCGCAAATCCCTAGACGTTTCAGACCCATACCTATCAACATTATATACATTTACACCACTAGCAACACCAGCATTAGATCTGTCTGCATTTTTTACAATTTTATCGTGATTTGACTTTACCTCCATTCTAATATTGGCAAAATCTGTTAAATCCCCACCTGGTTTGTTAAGAGCTAATTCTAACCTCTTTTTATCTGCCCCAGGATAACTTCTTTTAATAACAGAACCAGGAATAACCCTACGCCTAAACCAATACTGTTTATCCTCTCTTTTTATATTATGCCAATCATACCAAAGGTCGTATGGGTCAACATATTCAGCATATGGGGCGTCATAAAATGTCCTTGTTTCCTTTTTATAATTAAGCTTCTTTTTAGAAATATCCTTTGTCTGCAAAAATAAACCATCACGGATATCCTGTTTCCAACTAGCCTGAAGAAAAGATATCCCATAAATCATTGACGCTCTAACTAAATTTTCAGTTGTAGGGTCCATACCTGCAATCTCCCAAGAAAACTCTCCAAGCTGTTGAACCTTAATTGCTTTTAACTGGTCATTCTCAGTTCTGCCCATAACGGAAAAATCAGGTCTAGCATCAAGGATACGAGGCATTAAGGTCTCAACTACAGAGTTTACATAAGGAACAAAAAAGTTTGCCTGCCATGCCTTTATTTGCTGTGCCCGGTCACCATTATAAGCGACATAAAGCTTATAAGATCTATCAAACCTTGGTTTTATACAAACATCAAAATATCTCTTTGCATCATCTTTTTGAAGTGTGAATGTTCTTATCAACTCTACATCACCAAAATCAGACGCTAAATATTGGTTTCTAACCATAACAAAAAATTATATAAATTAACTAATATGAAAATGAAGAAGGAAGGTGTTTTGAATAATCTATCTGCGTCAACTCTTTATCGTACATTACCTTAAATCCTTGTAACCCTATACCAGCAGCAAAAATACAGTCATCATGATACCCCCTTTGAGATACCATATCACCGTTATCGTTATAAACCATTGTGGTCATTTCATCTAAAAGCTCTTTACTGTGAATAATTATCTCTCCATCCCTCAACGCCTTTGCAAGTTCGTCTATAAGAAGTGGTCGTGTAACCTTATTGGTCTTCCACCCTAACCTATCACTAACAGGCTGTCCCATAGTTTCAAATTTCGATGGACGAAAATAAAGATTAGGATATAGTTTTTGCCTTAAACATGTGAGTGTAGTAAGTCCATGATTATTAACCTCTACCACCATCAAGGCGTTATTGTATCTACGACCCCACACATCAAGTTTATCAGCCAACCTATCTGGAGGAACAAGTCCTCTATATAAAGCGACCTCTTCACCCGTTTTCCTGTCCCAAACAATAATAACAGAATAATCACCGTCCTCCATACCTTCAGAGGTATCAACCCCAAATATGTACAATCCTCCTGGGTCTATTGGTTTATAAATTCTAAAACCATCTTCCATTGAAACAATATGCTTTTTGCCGTCACCGACTTCAACCACATCGTTCTCTCCCAAAATATTTTTACGAGATTCAAGGATAACGTTTTGGTCAAATACTGGACGCCCTGACGACATGAATTGCAACAAGTATTCACGAGCAAACTTCTTTGGATCGTTAAGGCGTCTCCTAATCAAGTTTATTTCGTCATCAGTATATCCCCAGTGATAACCATATGACTTTTTAATATAACCATTATTATCATCCATCCACATTCTATGGTACCTATCTCCAATTTGATTTGGCGTACTTTCAATAACAATCTTTCCGTCTATGGGGACAGAAGCCTCTAAAATACTCATTTTTTCATCTGCCTTATCCCAGAAAGACAACTCCGTAACCAAAACATTGTGTAAAGTATAGCCCCGTCCTACATATTCCGTTGATGGCAACACAATTATCTTAGAATCCATCGCAGGGAAACTCATTTCATATTTTGAATTATATTCAATTGTAGGCCTAAGCTCTTCTGGTGTTGTGCGGTGAAATGTCTTAACCTTATCCAAAAGCTCTGTCACAAGCTGACTGTTATATCCAATAATAGCCGTATTGGTTCCTGGGTTCATAATTGTGTTGTGATAAAAATAGCCCACCATAGCAGAAGAAAACCCCAATTGTCTGGCCTTCAAGATCATAACCCTATTATTCACCCGCAATGTATTAAAAAGATCCTTTTGGCATTCTTTAAGCACAAATGGCAATAGGCTTCCGGGCTTCTTTCCTTTTATCTTACAAAAATTTTCAAGATAAAACTTTGGGTCTCTTAAAAGTTTTAATTGTAAATCGTTATTCTTCATATAACTTTCTTCCAGCATCATCATCAGCGTTTCTAATATCCTCCTCAGTTTTTGTTATTTCAGGCTCGTGAACCTCATAATCAACATTAACGTCAACATCATCTTCGGCAATAACATTATCGCCCAAAATCCTTTTTGTATCCTCAGCTTTTTCAACAGCTTGGATAACAGCCTCCTCCCAGCTTTTTGTTTGCACTTGGGCGTCTTCATATTTATCAACACCAATAGACCTCATGAGGGTTTGAATAGCCTGAAGTTTTACTGAATCTGATTTCGACCACTCAATAATATTTTTTATATTCCCAAGTAAATAATCAAAACCAATACCACTACGACCTAGTGCTTCATGATATTCTTTCCTAATAGACATTTTATCAAGAGTTCTGTATACCTCGGTTGCAGACTTTAAACCAGCCAAACGCTTCAGTTCATCAACATCCGTAATGCCATCAGCAAGACCTTTTAATAAAATATTTTGGGCTAACAGGTTTGGAGCATAAAATCTTGATTTTGCCGCATTTAATATAACAGGTTTAAACCTTGGCTTTTCTTCGTGTTCCATACAGGTATGATTCTAAATTTTTTACATAATGGGCTGAAAAGTTATATGGGAATTTATAAACATACTTTTCACCATGTTCTTCATTATAACAGCTAATATAGTTTATGACATAATCAAGAAACTTTACATAGCTCATTTTTTGTTTTTCACCCTCAGCTAAAAGCTCTAGCCTCTCATTCATGCGGTGAACAAAATATAAACACTCAAAATTCATATATTTATAGGGGTATTCATAAGTATATTCAAATGGACTGTGGATATCGAAATCAGGAAAAAAATCATAAATATATGTAGTTAGCTTAAACAAAGAACTGTTCCCACCAAAAAAAAATTTAGTGTCGTGATTGATGACATTTTTCATCATGGTAGAAAACGCTCCATCAACATTAGTCCCATTTTTATTCCCCCGCAATCTTCTCCTGCCTTTATAGCAAAACATAGAAAACAGCCAATAAATTTTTATCAAATGCTGGAAAGCTTCATTTTCAAAGGACCCAAACAACTTTTTCAACTCCAAAAAATATGTCCCTCTATCGTAAGCATTGCCAAATACTGTGATGTCATTTATATCAAAATTCTTTGGTTTTGGATTTGAAAATACATATTCATATTCACGTTTATAATGCTTCATATTTTAAGATAATGCTCTTATTTTATCCAAATATCCTTTGTCTTGCAGAATCAAACTCATTTCCCATTCTATTCTTAATACTTGGCTCAACACCAACCCCCTCTGCAACGCCATCTGTGGCACCAATATCTGAAGTTTTAATCTCCGCACTACCGTCAGGGTCTAAAACTTCAAACAACCTTTCAAATAAAGTTACCAAATCTGGGTCTCTTTCTTCTAATTTCTGCATAAATGATGAAATAGAATTCATATCGCTAGGGTCGACTCCCGATTCCTGTAATACTGCGTAAAAGCTTTTAAGCAACTCTATCTTTAGCTTTTTAAGCTTTTGTTCTTTCATCAAACCCTCAGTATTAAGCATTCTGTCTTTATTTTTTATTCGTTCAAGCTTAGTCAATAGCGGAGCAGTGCTAACCATTTCTTCTTGTCCATCACCATTATTTGGTATAATGTCAGGTTTTAATGCCATTTTTCTCTTAATATCATTTTTTTGAGGCATAAATTATTTTTTTCTTATTATTTTCAAGATGATTTGTTTATATTATAACACAAGTCCCATTGTTTTTCTATAAAAAAAGAACCAGAGCACTAATTCTGATTCTTTTATGGGTTTAGTGTAATTAATAACAATGAACATAAGGTTCGTTAAAATGTTGATATAAACACATCTAACAAACCCTTAAATCTATAGGCACTCTATTATATGAGTATGCACAATAGGCTGTCCAACAGATTTAAAACAATTGTTTATTTATATAAGCACGGAGTTCGTTACAAGGAGCAATTTTAATGATATTCGAGCTACCTGCCACATCGTATACTTTAGTGTTGACATTAAATATACGTCTAGCCTTACGCCTTTCTACTAAAATTCTACCAAAGTTTGGAAGAGTAATGCTGCCATTATCTTTTAATTTATTCAATATTACTTTAAGTATACCATAATAAACATCACTGACAACATCAGTTGGGATGTAATTACAATATCCTCTAACATCTCTGAAAAAACTTTGTTTGTCATACATCTTCTCCATAGACGCCATGTAAAATATCCAAGTCTTTATTGCTTGATTTCAATAATGCAATATTCATTTTCTCATTTGCCCTTATAACAGTTAAAAACTCTAATGGTAACATGGAGTCAATGCACAACTGCCTCAATGTAGCAAAGTCTTTCACCAAACAATCTCCGCCTGCCCCCCTGCCGTTTTTATGGGTTGGCTCAGTATGCACTCTATGGATACGAGAATCGTTTATAACAGCCTCTCTGATAACGTCATACGAACAATTGTAAGCAACAGCCAAATCAAACATGATATTGAAAAACATATTCTTAACATAAAAATAACAATTGCCAGCATATTTTATAAGTGAAGATTCCTCATAACTACAAATGGTATTATAAGGAGCTTTGGGCAAAATAGCAATAATAGATTTAGCCACATCAGTGTCAGCATCAGTAGCTATACCTATAATATTTCGTTCAGGATTATCTGTATCTTCACGGGCAGTCGCCTCAGTTAAAAACTCAGGGCTGTGTAAAATTATTCTATCTTTATGTTTACAAGATAAATCTCTTAATGTATTAGGAATCACAGTTGATTTAACCACAATAATTTGGCCTTCTTTTGTAACTTCATTAATTGTATTAACTAAAATACTATCATCAAATCCATTCTGCGTTGTTGGTGTTGGCAGAGCAAAGAAAACGACATCACACTCTTTAATTTTATCTTTATTGCTAACATACTCGGATTCCAACGAATATCTAACAATATCTTTATACCCTCTAGTTTCAAAATTATTAGCTAAATTTTTTCCTATAAACCCCTGACCAACAAATCCTATTTTCATAATGGAACTGCATTAATGTTTATTTAAGTGTTGCAATTTTAGGTTTATTATTATCAGCATCAAACGTTTGGGTTTCATCAACCTCTAATCCTTCTAATATTCCAAGGACATCAGCCTCTCGGTATATGTTATATGTTTTTCCCTCATCATAATAAAGAGGACATTGATACGAATTAACAACAATATAATCACCAACTTTTACACTCTTAACCTCACCCCCAACAGAGATAACCTTACCTATATTGGATGTATGCCCCCCAGAAAGTGGTATCATTAAACCGCTTTTACTTGTAGCGCTAGCAAGAGGGCGGAAAAGTATAGCATCTTTAATGGCTTTAAAATTTACCATATAATATATTTATTTATTTTTTAATCGGGACATAAGAAAATTCGTTATCATCAAGAGGAGTACTGTTATTATTAACAGGATTTGCTGATTGTAAGCCATCAAAGAAAGTCTCTTTGTCCTGCTCTAAGTCTTTATTCGCGACATTAAACTTGTGTTCACTTATTTTATAATTCATGATTTCAATCAGTTTTGAAAATGTCTCGTAATCAAGTAAAAACTTATCTATCAAAGAGCTTTCACCATCCAACTCCTTCATAAAACTCATAATAAAGTACTTATCCGCCAACGATAAATCAACACGGTTGGCATACTGAAAAGGTTCATTGTTCATATTGTTATTTCAATTATCTCTTAAAATTATATCCCACAAAAATGGAGCCCATGGAAGGACTTGAACCAACAACCATTTGATTACAGATCAACTACTCTACCAATTGAGCTACACAGGCGAATGATTATTAGACTAACGTCCTAACGGTGTTTTTAAAAATCCTTTTATACCAAGGCAAAGATAAAATATTCGATACCAATTTATTCTTCTCCTCTAAAACCACTTTGGCTACATGTTCGCTAATCGCATCAGAAATATCGTTAATGTTTATTCTTATAAGAGCGTCAAACTTATTAATGTCATTGGTCTTAATGTAATAACAATTATTAGTGCCAAGCCCATCGCCAATCATCCTTAAGTGGTACTCATCCTCACCGGTAATATCGTTTAATTTTAAAACATCAGGAATCTTTCCGTTGCGTATTTTTTTAATAAAATCATGAGGATTAACATCTCTAGTCAACAAATCAATTATTTTTATATTGTAATTAACGCTTTCCATCTATTAATCTTTGTGTGATTCTTTTTTTAATAAAGCCTCTTTCTTAATTCTAGCCTCACGCTTTTTAAACTCCTTTATACGCCTGTTTATATTTCTACGTTTCCAAGCCACACTATTAAAAATAGATATGTTATTGACTCTCTCAAGATATGAAAGCATGCCCTTAGCCATTTTTACTTTTGTTTTATGCGTCATAGTCTAAAAGATATTTATTAGAAATAGCCTTAAACGATAACCTCCCACCCCTATATCCAGACTCTACCTTTGACCTAACAACAACACCCTCACGATCAACCTCTGGATTTAGCATGCTCTTGCCATCAGCATATCTTAACATATCATCAACTGTTTTTGGCAAGATAAAGTTATCATCAATTACAGGCACAACGTCAAGGTTTAATGCTTCACACAATTGAACAAAATCTATAAAATCCAAAAAACACCCTGATTTTATATTATAAGCATTAAAGAAAAATACCTTTTGCCCGGATAGTTTTAATGGATTTTTTTGAATACCCTCGCCTACAAGCTCTCCTTGCAAAGCCATGTTGTCAGGAAGCTTATCTGGCAGATTAAGCTCTTTGGCTAATCGCCACTGAGTAACGTCACTCTCCTCTAATTCCAAATTACGACTACAAACACCAAATACTCCATCAAATTTATAAAATGTAATGGACGATCCGTCTAATTTTTCTGTGACATAGAACCTCGACAAAACACCGCCCATGTTCTGAATCCTCTCTTCATCTGTTTTTGGGATAAAATTTGGGAATGACCCTTTTACCTTACCCGATAAATAAGCGGGGATTGGCATTTCATACTTTATCACCCCAAGCAAATCAGACACTTCCAAGCCCTCCACCATACCCTCTATACCTACACCCAACAAAGAGATAGGCATTACAAGCCCTTGGCTTATTGTGTCTTTCAATTTTACTGTTTTTAACCGTATACCTTCGACCTCAACACCATCAACCAACATCTTCTTCGGCTTTGATCCTCTTAACAAAAACTCATACTCAGGCTTTATTGGCAAAAACGAATCAATCTCATAATATAAAACTAAATCACCGACATTAAACTCATCTTTTTTAACAATGACCCACCAATCGTTTATCCTAACAGATTCAATGAAATCAGCTTTTGGGATAACCCTTTTTTCTCGAACCCTTTGTATTGTTACCAATTTTCTCATAAATATTTATCCTCACCTTCCTCTTCAAACTCCTCCTCTTCAAAAATATTGTTATCAACCTCAATAAGCTCCAAATATTCAGGCATAAAAATATTTTAACATTTTAAGATAACTCTATAATAGCACACTTCTTCGTGCTTGTCAAGCCACTTATCAACAATGTTTTATTTCAATCCACCCCAAGCCATACATTTTTATAAATCATTTGTGCTTTTTATTTGTTATTAAACACTTTAAACTCTTCTGAATAATATGTTGTCTTACATTTTTCACACCTATAACACGCAGTAAAATAATATTTTTTCTTTAATTGTTTTGGTTTAAATATAATTTCTGAATATTTAACATCACCACCACATTTTCTACAAACAGACCCATCAACCATTTTTATTCCTGTTGATTTTTTAGATTTAAACTCAACCGCATTACCGCACATCTGACAAGTAGCTATAATCCAACCATCGACATACTGGAAACTCCAATTATTGTCTAAACATTTATCACAATTCCCCATCCCCATATTTATTTCCTCTAATCTACCAGCTATACTTTTCTTGTATTTTGTATCCTTCAAAAATTGGTAATGTTTGCCTGTCAATCTTACACCTTTAACAAATCTAGTTGTATTACTATTTCTCATACATAGTTATCATGATTACTATGTTCCTTACCGCCACCACACCACCACAGCTCTGCCTGCTCTCCCTCTCTCCCTATGAAGCAGTCTATCTATTGCTATATTAGTATTGGTAGACTATCCCTCTCCCAGAATGCTGTCTGGGTCATTGGGTCTGCTTCGGCGGTCGGTCGGTCGTTTAGCGTCGCTTTCATACCGCTAGAATATTTAAAGGCTATTCTCCATGTATGAATATGGTCTTTACCACTCATCTTGGAAGCCCAAATATTTTGAGCCTTTTGATCAACGGTAAAATATCTATATAATATCCATATAAAAAACCACCATTCGTAGCTTACTGCTTACCTATATACCCAACGACGAGTTTGGTAGCAGGAAAGCCACAAATAGTGGTTCTTTTCGTCGTTGGCATATTTTCCTCTTTCTCTCTACACCCATTACAGCATACGCATTTAACTGTGTCAAGACATCCCTAAAAAAAACCCTGTGGATAACTCATAAATATCACCTATTTTACCAACAAATTCCACACCCTCTTACCATAAAAATTGCATAAATACACCACCAGTACCCCACCAATAAATAATCCAAATGTAACTAAACAATATACAAGCAATGCAATAACACTATACACTACAACATCAATTAAAAATAACATATGTTTATATTCTTAGTTTATATTCTTAACCCTCAACACATTGGTGATATGATTAGTAACTACTACTATCTTAAACTTATAGATTTTGCGGGCAGTTAATGTCGCAAACATATTGCAATCATCGGCTTTGATGCCCACCAGCTATAAGAGTCCAAGGCATTTATGCAATATGCCAAGAGTTAAAAATATTACCTTTTATGCAATTTCTTTATCTTAACACACAAAACTTTACTTGTCAATCTAAATAACCATAAAACACCAAAACTGTCAATATTACCCAAATCCTAGCCGGATTTTTTTTGACCCCAACTCTTTTTCACCTCTCCACCACCCTACCCAACTGCCCCCCCCCCTACCCCCAACCATCACACCAAAAGGACAAAACCTAACTAACACTCAACCTCCAGCTTCAATTCTGGGGTTCTACAAGCCCCGTACAGCATCGAAACTATACTTTTAATGATAATGTACCACTCAGCCTTTTTAGACCCCTGTTTTGACACTCTTTTTGGATGACCCCTGGCTTTGAGGCCTAGGGCTTAGAACCCAAGCCTCAGGGCTCAAGGCTTAGGGCTTAGAACCCAAGGCTTAAAGCCCATAACCTGAAACCAAAAGCCAAAAGCTCAAGGCTTAAGGCTGGCAACCAAAAGATTAGTAACCACAAAGCAATGGGGCAACATAACCAGATAGACATACTCTTTCCTAAAATTTTATCCGCAGAGCGTGAGGGTACCATATATAAGGGGGGGGCACATTTGGGGGAGTCCCCGCCAAGACACTCCCCCCCCACCCTTCCACCACGCAACCACAAGCCTTCCGCCTTTGGGCTTTAGGCTCGTGAGTTGTGGGGGGGCTTGTAAGTTTTTTAGGTTAGGGCTTGAGGCTTGGGGCTTGGGGCAAAATACCTGTCGGGGAAAATGATATAGACTTGACTGTAACATTTTTAGTCTTTTGGCTTGTTCTATTAGTTTCAAGTGTCGGCAAATATACCTTTTACGACTCTTAGCTTTGGGCTGTGGATAAAAAAAACTACTCACTTGACAAGCAGAAAAAAATACTGTATCCTAATAATAGGAAGGAATGAACTGTACCATTGGCATATAGGCTAATATCTTTACACATTTTTGTCGAAAAAAAGGGACTATGGGTGATTATTCATCCACCTTGTCGGCTCAATGTGTTAGTAATTGGCTTGTAGAGCTTGGAGGCTCAAGGCTTGGGGGCGGGTAAGATAATAGTTGATTACTGCATCGGCTATTCCCGCCCTTAGCGGTTGGGCGTTCCATATGCCCTTTCGTCTTATGACGATTGCCCTCCGCCTTAGAGCCTTAAAGATCCAAAAATTATTTAACATTTCGCCATTTTTAGCTTATTTTTCAATTTTAGCCAAAAAATGGGGCTTAAAATTGACCCATAAGAGATTAAAAAGGTGAAAGCGATAAAACATATGGCTAAAAAAACATTATTACAATTCGAGGCAGTGAAAGAGGGGGAGGCTCTTCTCCTCAAGGTCAAGGCAACAAAAAAATTGGAGGAGTTATTTAAAAATCTATCCGAGAGTTCAACAGGGCTTTCTGGTCGTTGGTATAATACCAACAATGAAGGGCTTCAGTTTTATACCAACAATGAAAAAATCAATGAGGCAATGAAGAAGTCAGTATCTTATTTTGACGAATATTTTTTTGATGATTTCGGGTCTGGGCTGATTGATGGGAGCAGAATAAATGTGGCTATCCTACGAGCTGTAGGGATTAGTGAAGGATTAACAATGCGGACAACAGAGCTTATCACTCACGATGGATTGAAGAATTATATTGAGAAGTTGGCACAATTTTCTAAGGATTTATACCAAAATTTTTTGAAAAAAGATAAAATAAAGGCTTTAGTCACTTTTGAGATTTAAAAAAAAATATGAGAAACTTTAAAATCGGATTTGAGCTCGAGGGGAAATTTAATCAAAATATATACTATAAGACCAGAAAGCTAGGAGACTATAAGGGGGACGGATCTGTCACTGTTAGCGATTATCTTGGGAATTCAATCAGAGAAGAAGAATTTGCGAGTTATGCTAATTTTGTTAAACCTACACTTGAGTTGTTGCGAACATTCATAATCGGAGAAAATTATATCTACAACAATACTTGTGGACTTCACTTGCATGTGTCCTTGTTTGACTATCCATCCAGCATATTACAAAATCTTGCTACTTCGTGGAGTTTTATTTCAAAACTACAGGGAGAGGCTGGGACGATGTGTGAATGTGTTCAAGCGAGATTAAAGGGTAATCGTTTTTGTCAAAAGTATAATAAGGCAAATTTTATGTACGACGCCGAAAACGGAACAAAATACCGCTTTTGTCGTTTTCATCCTATCGGGACGCTTGAGTTTCGGTTTTTAGCTCCTTGCGAGCATAGGGAGGACAACATTATGAAGTTATTGACATTGATTGATGATTATTTATTTTTAGCTAAAAAAATATACTCGCAAGAAGTTGAGGATGAAAAAACAAAAAATCAGAAAATTATTATTAATTTTGAAAAAATAGAAAATGCAGAAACAATAAACATTGTGATAGATAATTGTCAGCCTTCTAGCATTAATCTTAATCTTTAAATAAATATGTGTTATCTAGCAACAATTATTCCAACAAAAAAAAATAAAAAACTAAGTGAGGAAACCCAAAAAGCCTTTTTGGAAATTATGGTAGCCAAAATAAATGCTAATCCGCATGGCTTCGCCATGCTCACATCGGCAGGGCAAAAAATAAGAACCCTCAATCCAAAAATTTTTTATAAAATGATTGAAAAGAACATTGAAACCGATTTTGATTTTATGGTTTTTCACGCTAGATATGCTACGGCTGGGGATATGAATTATCAAAATATACATCTATGGGACATTGACGGTTGGCATTTCGGGCATAATGGTTGGACAGGTAGGAATAGAACAAAAAATGTTAAATCTGATAGTTTACTATTTTTTGAGGAATTGGCGGAAAAAATAAATACGACTGATAAAAAAGATGATAGCATTACTAAGGCAATCAATGAGACAGCTATATCTCACAATTTTACTGGAAGGGCAATGTTATTATCGCCAAACAATGAAAAAATGTACTTATTCGGTGATTTTGAGGTTTATGTTCTTGATGATTGCATAATTATATCATCTGCAACAATTAGTTTTGAATATTCTGTAATCTCTTATGGCTTGGCTTTTGATAAAGAGATTGAATCATTGAATCAAAACATTGAGGGGGTTTACACCTTTGACTTTGAATTATCTGAATTTAAGTTTTTGGCTAACAATGCAGAACATCCAAAAGAATATACTAACAGGACAATAGACTTCAATCGGTCTGTGGGCTTTGGGTTTGATTATGATCACAATTATTAGATTTTACGATTTGGTGTTTGGGGGAATTACATAAATCCCCTTTGCATTAAATCATAAAAATAAAACTATGTATTATTGTGATTATTCATTGATATACTGTATGCCCGATGACAATACACAGGAGCTTTGTGTCAATATCTACAATCAACGAATTATTCGTGTTTATTCTGAAACTATTGTAGGTGTATGGGATGATAGTGAAGATGTAGAAAAAACAATTAAAGAAGTCGCAGAAAGTAAAAATTTTGTGCCGTTTCATTTAATTCACGAAGATTAAAAATTTATGAAATTATTAACAAAAAAAATTATTGAGCGTTTTCGAGAAGTTGGTAGTCAAGAAAACAATCCTAATCCGATTGTTATAGCTAAATTTTTCAATCCAGTTGGAGCTGGGACTTGGTATGCGACAGAATACAACGAGACAGAGCAAGTTTTTTTTGGCTATGTATCAATTTTTGGTGGGGGATGTGATGAGTGGGGTTATTTTAGCCTTGCAGAATTGGAGGAGTTGAAATTGCCTTTTGGTTTTGGGATAGAGAGGGATATTTTTGGAAAAGAAAAAAGGATAAAGGAATATTTAAAATAAATAGAATGATGTTTTATAGTTTTAATGTTTAGCTTATATCTTCAATTCTGAAGCTCTACAAGCCTCGTACAGCGATAAAATTACATTTTTAATGGTATACCATTACTTTAAATTTTAAAGGGTCTGTTTGGCTTAATTTTTATATAATATCAATTTGAAAAACCGCCACAACTTGACGGAAAAGTAAAGAAAGCAAAAAAAATAAGTTTATGTCTCAAGAATTTAAACCATTCACTATGAATCAAGACGGACGGAGGAAAATAATGCCGTCAGAATATGAGGCAATCCGAGCTTATTATAAGTCGGTCAAATCGCAACGAGAAACCGCAAAATATTATGGAGTAAGCAGAAGATTGATTGTTTTTATCTTATATTTTGAACGATTGTCAAAATTGTATGCTGATAGAAAAGAAAAAAAAAGTATGGTTAAAATATTATGACAGAGAAAAACATTGTAAAGCTATACAAAAAATAAGAGCAAAAAAACGCCTGTTATGTCCAGTTATTCAAAAATCTAAATAATAAATAAAATATAAATCTATGGGAATTTATGCAAAAGTGTCTGCCGAAATCAACTGTAATAACAAAAAAACAACAAAAACAATAAAACAAGTGCTTAAAAAAATGGCACAAGAAGATGACAATGGGAATTTTAATTTTTCAAGTGTTTTAGTGGAAGGCGAAACTGTTTTTTTAGAACACGATAGTAATAGAAGTGTAAATCTGTATTGGCAATTAGAGAAAATTTGGGAAAAAATAAATGAAATTGAAGGGGTGCAGAATATGAATGCTCCAATTATGGTAGAAGGTGAAGGGTTTTACGCAGAAAATTAGGTAAGTTTTCCACCTTTAGCCATTAGCCTTGAGCCTTTGGGGTTTGAGGCTATAAGCAAAAGGTTGATAATTTAATATCTGAATACCTTAAATTTGAGAAAATTTTAATTAAATAACTATAAAAATGTATGAAAACTTACATAAGAACAACGACAAATGGCAAGATTATAGTTGGATTGGTAAAAGATTTCAAAACAGTAGCAAGATTTGAGGATTATTATATTAGTGATTACTTGTCTGAAAAAATAAAGCGAGGCGAATTTGAAATAATAGGACAGCCAAAAGGCAATAAATATACAAGAGTAAAATTTACAAACTAATTTAAAAAATGTATGAATACTACAAAAGAACAATTAAACAAAATAAAAAGTTGGTGTAAAGATTTTGAGAAATCAAATTTTGATATGCTTAACAATATAGATGAAAACACTTTTGAGGGATCAGCGTATATTATCTTTAAAAAAATTCTAAAAGATTCTAATAAATAAACAATAATAATTTAATATGACTTTTTATCAAAAATACAAATGGTCATGGCTAACATTAAAACAAAAAGATTTACGCTTAAAGTGTGGACGGATAATGGGGGAAATACTTTACTGGCTTATTATAACAGCCGAAATAGCCATTATACTTTTAGTGTTTATTGGGTTGACTAAATAAGCCTTTCCACCTTTGGCAGTTAGCCTTGAGCCGTAAAGATTCGAGGCTTTGAGCGAAAGGTCGAGAATATAAATAACTAAAATAACTAATAACTATAAAAAATATGGGGAGATATTATTCTGGGGATATCGAGGGCAAATTTTGGTTTGCAGTCCAAGATTCAAATGACGCTGATTTTTTTGGTGTAGTAGGTGATGAAATCACAAACCTTCAGTATTACTTTTCAACCAAAGACTTAAAAAAGGTCAATGCAGGTGTCAAAAAATGCTTAACTGAATTGAGCAAGTATAAAAAACAAATGGATGTTTTCTTTGAAAAAAACAATGTTTACAATGACGAGATGTTAAGAAAGTTTTTAGATATTACTATGGTGAAAACAAAAAAACTTTTAGTTTGGTATGCTAGGTTGGGACTTGGAGAAAAAATCCAAAAATGCCTTAAAGAAAGTGGGAGCTGTTGTTTCGATGCAGAAATTTAATTATTAACTTATATTTGTATGGGACAGTATTATCATCCAATAAACTTGGATAAAAAAGAACACCTTAGTAGCCACGATTACGACAATGGCCTGAAGCTAATGGAGCATTCTTGGGTAGGAAACGATTTTGTAGAAACAGTTTGTGAGCTATTAAAGCCAAATGGTAGTTGGTATAAAAATAGAATAGTTTGGCTTGGTGATTATGCAGATGACGAAAAGTTAAACAAGGCTTTAGATGACGGTAAAAGTAAAAAGATTGAACCGGAGAAAAAAGATAGCAATTCTGTTTATAAGTTTTTAGTAAATCACTCTAAAAAATACTTTGTAGATTTTTCGGAAATCCCAGAAGGGGATAGTGGTTGGAAAATTAACCCATTACCACTCTTAACCTGTGAGGGCAATGGCAGGGGTGGAGGTGACTTCCATGTCGAAAACAGTTTGGTCGGCTTATGGGCTAGGGATATTATACCGGTAGAGGATAAAAAGCCCAAGGGGTATGAAAAAATAGTATTTGATTTGGTAGAATAATAAATTATTAAACTAAACATTTCATATGAAGATTACACAAAAAGAGTTGAAGAAATTCACGGCGGAAGATATGCCCGCCGAGTTTTCCATGAACGAAGCTAGAAAGATAATTGAGGACATGAGCAATTTGGGGACTGTATCATTTAATTTTTATTGCCTTGAGGATAGTTCAGCCGACTCCTACTGGAATGAGGCGAGGGTTGAAGTCAACAAGGACAACAGGTTTTATGAGGTTGTTTATAATTGTGATGTTAAGCTGTGGGATGATATGGCTCAAAAAGATTTGATTGATATTATCAACGACCTTGAAGATGACGCCCAAAAAACCCTTTGTGCTTTTGGTGGTCGGGTTTATATTAAAGATTAAAAATAAAAATGATAGGACATAGTGGTGAAACATATATATGTTTCACTGCTATGTTTACTAGAATAAAGATTAACAAAAAACTATGGAAAATCAAAAAAATATTTGGCGAAAATTTAAACAATGGTTTGTAAATCAAAATAGTTTGATATTTTCTTTGTGTATTTTTATTATGTTTGGTTTATTTATTAAGTTTGTAATAATTAAAATAATTAGAACCATATGAGTTTACTATCAACAAAAAAAGCTGCTAATTACCTTAATATTCATACCTCAACACTTATTGCATGGGAATATAGAGGGCTAATTCAACCGAAAAGAATAGGACTTGGAAAACAAAGAAGATATACCATCGAGAGTCTCGACTCTTTAATGGAATATATAAAACCTGAAAGAGAAAAGCCAATTAAAGATATGCTTCCTGTGCATATGGTTATGGAAAAATTGAATATAAGCAGACAAACTCTTTATAGGTGGAGAAAGGCTGGAAAGCTGATAGCTTATGATTTAGCGGGGAAAAAATCAAAGTATTACAAAAAGAATGATATTAAAAATCTTTTAGAAAATAGACAAGACAATCAATCGTGTAATTTTAATATTAAGTTTTTAAAAAATGAAGACTTGATAGAGTGGGAATAAAATATTTTTCTCGAGTTAAGAGGGATTTAGTTGTATAACTTTGTAAAAACAAAACAAGGGGTCTATGCCTCTTGTTTTTGCAAAAGCTGTATAAGCATAAAGCTCTGTGGGATAGGTTTAGTATACACCAAACTAACGGCCATTCTATTCAAAATAGAACTCATGATTTAATTTGCATATAAATTAAATAGCAAATTCATCTCACATCAACACCATTACAATTACACAGACTTTCTATACAACCGATTATATCTTCAGCCTATGGTGTAGAGTGTAAAATGACTTGTTTCTTTGAACTCTCTCCATAAACGAAGCAAAATTGTATTTACACACTTATTATAACACAAGTCCTATTATGTGAGAATAATTTTCATTGATATTTAATTTATTGATTAGGGTATTTTTTATTTAATTTTATTAAAGTAATGAAAAATATAAGTAATATAATATGAAAAATATTGGAAAAGTTAGAGCTTGATTTTCTCCAATACTCACCAAATATCTTCCAAGTAAAAATTGGCAAGCAAACAATACAAATAATCCAACTATTACAAATATTTTTCTTTAGAATGATTTAATCATATTATTTTTTAATTATTTACAAACCCACCAATTAGGATGTTTTTTATAATTATTCATAAAACAGTCCACATTATCCCGATAATTAAACACATCACCAGAGCAATAAGCTGAAAAAGTTCCGTCTAAAAACTGGTAAACCCCTTTGGCACTACTGTTAGGATTTCTTGCATGCGGATCATAATTGCTCTCACATTTGGCAATCCTCAATGATGTCTCAACATCTATATCATGCTTAATAGATTGAATAGTAATATAATCTTGAACTGTCATCGGTTCATCTGTCATCGGTTCATTGTGAAATCTCAATATCACTAATTGTATGAATATTAACGCTTCTAACATAACCCGAGGTTATCATACTCTTCTTCTATTTCCTTCATTGACTCAAAACGAGGAGAAATTAACCGTGTATTCAACGCCTTTGCAATATTTACAAGGGTACTTATTTTTATATCCTCCTCACCTTTTTCATAGCGTGCAATCGCAGGTTGTCTAGTATCAAGCTTATTAGCTAAATCAACCTGAGACATTGACTGAACAATTCTTGCCTCTCTTATCATCCTACCAATTTTATACTTAACATCTTTTAACTTTTTTACCTTAAAACCTCTAAAATCATTATCTTTTAGTAATTCATTTTCAAATTGTATTAATTCATCTTCTAACATACCCCAAACAATATTTTTAGATTATCTTCTTGGTCTTTGCTTTAATTTTAACACTATCCGCATACTCCAACATCTTCGTCAGCGTATCAGCTACCGATAAATCTTTCCGACTTATCTCATCTATTTTCTTTGAGTATTCTTCCATTGTTATTTCTTGCATATTATTATGTCTATGTTTTTGAGGTTGGGCGGTTACTTAAATAATTTGTTTTGATTGTTACAATATAAAAACCTTGGACTGAACGGAGACGACTTTCTTTTATATCTTTTACACATAAATTGCCTCATTGTTTTTAACCCCTCCTGTCTATTTGAAGTAAACAGATTGTTTACCACGCAGTCTCCACATTTAGACACCTCTATCTCATGAGCCATTTGATTTTCTGTCCAATCAACCCCATGATTATACGCCATAGCAGTTGTGTTATAGCTAGTTGACTTTTTTATTAAAGGGTCTCCGCAACAACACTTACCAGAAGATATGTGGTGCATATCGTTGTCTGCTATGCTATATGGTATATTATACTTTTCTAATTCCTCTAAAACTGGTTTATATAATTCTTCTCTTATTGCTGGTTTCAAATTTAGAAGACCCATTTGTATAAAACTTTTCTTTGGTATTTTAAGATGTTTAGTTATAAATTCACTATGTTTTTTGTTTTGTGGGACTATCTTTATCCCTTCTATTGTAAAATAATCTGCATCATTAAACATCTCTACTATTTTTTCATCGGACACACCTGGTATAAATGGTTGTATTCTTATGCCAACCTTGAAACCTCTATCTTTTAATGAACGATAAAACCTATACCTTTGTTCTATTGTTACTACATTAGATTCTATATCCATTCTATTATCAACATTTGTAATACTTAGTTGAAATGCGTGTAATTTTGGTTTTATTTCCGCCCCGTAAACAGAAAAACCCTTAGTAGAAAATAATATACTTATTCCATATCTGTTAGTTATATCTATCATTTTCTTTGTAGCCTCAAACTTTTCCTCTGATGGTTGAAATGGGTCGCTCATCCCCCCACAATGCCAAGTTATTCCATCGTTTATTAACACCTCAAGATAGTTTGTTTTATTTACATTCTTATCATCAAATATCTTTTTTAGTTTTCTTTCTATGTATTTTTCATCCCCTACCTGTAAGTCTTTTTCAAACTCCATTATTACTCTGTTGTTAGCAAAGCAATACTTGCAACCATGCGAACAATTTTTGTATGTATCTACCCGTATAGGAAGACCACACAATCCAAATTTGCTACTAACACTTAATGGTATAAATTTCTTCATATTTTTATAATTGTAAAGTAATTGTCAAGTAATCGCCAGCAGGCTGAAGGTGAGTGGGTAATGGACTTCCACCATTACACGATACCCTAGTCGGGGGCATCTCGGTGTGGTGTTCCCACTATCCGACTTTACGGTTTCACCTAGCGTCTATCTTCCGCCACCACTCACCACCGCAGTCTGCCCGATTGAGCGAGGAGGCAAAGCCCCCACTGCGGTTTTCAGCCTCTGTATGTCTAACAGAGCTGGATTACTCCAGCCTGCTGGGGGCTAGTTACTACCAAGAATATTTACCACAGTTGCAGGTAGCTTGACTGCTATCAACCAAACAAAATCCACAATGTTCACAATATGGAACATCATTTTGCTTTGGTTCTTCAATGCTTGTGTTGTATATAGTTTTTTCTTCGCTCATATTAGATGACAGATGACAGTGGAAATATACTTTTTTCTCTGTTCGTTGCCTCACATAATTCATCTGGTGGGTTTTCATTTCTTTTTTTTGTATGAGGAGTTTCTTTCCCACACAACCGACACCTATACCAATAATAAGTTTCTGACAATGTAGAATTTATATCGCTCATTAACGGAAAATAATCATGTTTCATATATAGTTTAAAGTAACATTTTTTGTCTTAATCTATCTTCCCCAATTTCACAATAATTTTTATTTATTTCACATCCTATGAAATTCCTGCTTAAATCAATTACGGCATAGCTGGGATTATTTTATCTTCAACGCTAATCTCACCGAACAGATTTTTGTTTTTATTCAATTTCATTTTATTTTTCTCGCTTAATCTGGAGGCTTGGATGGTATTGGGGCGTGAGATAGTGTCCCCATTTAGTTTTACATCTACGCAATTTTTTTTAAACACCCCCAAGCCCCCCAGACTAGGCGAGAATGTCGCCTAGAGAGGTTATTTGGTTATACCTTTAACTGCCCACATTACTGATTCTTCTAGCTTTGTTTTTGCTAATGCAATTTCACGACCGTTTTTCTCATTCAAGCCAACATGAATTGCCAGCAATAATTGATAAGCTACATCTTTGATGTTATCAATTCTCATCGCATCTTCCTCTGAAAGGTTATGATATATAGGATGAAAAATGTTTTCTAGTTCTCCCGTACATTTATTTTATTATTTATTTTGTCATTAAGACCCATTTAACATCAGGAAACGCTTTAACAAAGCTTTTCTTTGCCTTTGCATTATTACTCTTCGCCTTTTTTATTATTTCTTTTTCAGTTATTTCTTTAAGTGGTATTATGAACAAACTAATGATAAACGGATTCCCAGCCCACACGTGCCAACTTCTTTGTGTTTTATCAAGCCAGACATAATCAGATATTTGTTTCCCATTCGCTTTACCCATATTTTTAATTCTTAGAGCCACCCTGCCCCCGTATTAGAGACCTCACGCTTGTCGTTCACCGTGGGTGAAGGAGGTGCAACAATATACAAAGGGCAGAGTGGCTTTATGAAAAAAACTAAATAATAATTCGTTTATACCTGTCGGAGTTAATCGTATTCATCATAACCTCATAAGGCGTTTTATTCTCAACTGCCATCTTGAATATTACAGGAGAAAAGCCGGAAACCATTGACACGCCTCGCTCACTCTCTTTGACTGGCAAATTCTCTCCGCTTGCATTTACATTCCAAAACACTAGATTCGGTCTGACATACCCCAGCTGGGAATACTTTTGTTCAATAACCTCAAAATTAGTTTGGTCGCCATAAGTAGCCTGGTCAAACTCCATGTCTGAAATAATGTAAATCGTGTCTGGCATTTCATCTTCCGGCGTGCTGTTCTGAACGGCAGTTGTTAAAATTAAATCAAACACAGCCTGAACGTTGGTGTTAGCTACGTCCCCAAGCTGAATGCTATTCATTTTATCCCTCAAATTTGCACCTTGAACCTTATGTAATTTCGGCTGTCCTGAAAATGAAATAAAGTAATTCTGGAATTGTCCTTTATTTCTCTCAGCAAAATATAGTGCCAACGAAACAGATACAGATATTGGGACGCCAGTCATCGATCCTGATGTGTCAGCTACTACTAAGGCATTTTTCCCTTGTGTATAATCAGGTAGCTGATTCCATAAGGCTTCAAGCGTTTTAGAATAATCCGCCCAAACGGAATTGTATATTTGATATGGATATAATGTCCCTGCATTTATCTTCACCTCACCTTTTTCTGCCTTTTCAATAAACTTTTCATACCTCTTCTCATCGTGTTTCTTAAAGACATTTTTATAAATTCTTGACGCTTGGCTTGGAACAACAGAATAATTTATATCCGGCCACTTTTTAGCTGACATCTTTTCTTCAACTGTCGCTATTTTTTTTCTAATAGACCTGATAAGTTTTCTATAAGCCATTTCATCTATCCCTAACCCATTAGCCATAAATCTTGCTTTTTTTCTGGTATTAAGGCTTGAAGCGTTAATGGTTGGAAGCCATTTAGCCAGCAGGGACGGTTTATCCTCCTTTTGGTCTTTTTCCAGTTGGCTTTTAATCAACAAGAAACATTTTTTATTATCAAAAAATAAATCATCAAAGCGACCATACTCTTGGACAAAATCTACAATCTTTTCAAATATAGAAGGTTCATTTTCACCTAACCATTGCAGACAAACCCTAAATAAGGCTCGCTCACCCTGGCCTCCCCTTATATCTCTAAGATAAAACAAAACCTTAATTGCCTTTTCTCTATCTTCCGAAAACGCTCGTTTGAATAAATCAAGGGCTTTTTTAGGCTCACCCCTCATCGCTCCAGCCTGAGCATAAAAATCTAAAAGAGCCGACTGCGTTCGAGTAAAAGTCTTTGCCTCGTTTTTTGTTCTCCCATAGGACGTGTTTACATACATCCCATTGATTAAAGAATTCCCACTTGATTTCTTTGCTCCTTCAGGAGCTTTCATCTCATTGATGTTTTTCATATTTTTGAAACAAGACGCTTTTAACACTATAGATTAACAGTCTATTGTTTTATTTATATTGCTGTTAGCGTCTTCAATTATTTTATATAACAAGACCCATTTTCTTTGAAAATAGAATTTCAATTTAATTGCTGTTAGGGTCTTAATGAATTTTAAATGTGCGAGCGAGTGGGGATTGAACCCACGACCAACGGCCTGAATGCTTTTTAGTTGCTGTTAGTGTCTTACAAGACACATTTTTACGTTGCTCTACCACTGAGCTATCGCTCGCATAACACGACGCATTTTGACAAAGTAAGAATTTGTTTTGCTGTATTGCTGTTAGCGTCGTAATACAATTAACTTATTTACTTGACGATTACTTGACAATTAGATATAGGAATATTTTTTAACCCTTGATTACCGCTAATGGATTTAATTCCACAAGTATTTCAACCAAATCTGCCTGGTTTTGCATAACTTCATCTATTGGCTTATATGCGCCAGGGGCTTCCTCCAAATCATCTTTGTTCCTCATCCCGTGAATTATCCCTTTGTCATCCATTATTTTCTTTTGTTCATCAAAGTCTAACTGTTCACACGCCGCCTTTCGCCCTAGCCTTCTCCCTGCTCCATGTGAACATGATTCAAACGATTCTTTATTTCCAAGACCTTTGACGATATATGACTTTGTTCCCATTGAACCAGGAATTATTCCGATTGTTCCTTCTCTTGCTAAGGTCGCACCCTTTCTGTGAACCCAGACGTTCTGTCCAAAATGATTTTCTTGTGTGGCGTAATTATGAGCAATGTTAATAAGTCCACTATTGTCGCCATTTTCATTTTTAACTATAAAATTAGTTATTTCAAAAGCAGTCTTGTAATCCATCTCCCTTAAAAAACAGCCAACAATTCTATCCATCATCAATTTTCTATTTGCCAAGGCGAACTCTACACAATACTGCATTTCTCCGATATATGCCTGCCCCTCATCACTATCAACTGGTAAAAATGCCAGCTGCCATTCTTTCGGGACTGAACTGTGCCATTTATCGTTTAATTCAACAGCTAATTTGTTGTAATAGTCAGCCACCTGCTTGCCTAGGTTTCGGCTACCACTATGTATCATTATCCAGATATGCCCATCAGATCCTTTTTGTATTTCAATAAAGTGGTTACCACCGCCAAGAGTTCCTATTTGTTTTAGAGCAGAGTTATATTGCTCTTTGATTATTGGTTTCCCAACATCATAGTTTGTGGGCATTAAATCCTCGTTTTGTTTTTCTTTATGATGATTAAATCCAACTGGTATTTGCTTTCTTGTCTCTCCCATTATTTTTTTTATGGTTTCAGTCTCAATTTCAGTTAGAGATGTTTTGACCGCACACATTCCGCAGTTCCCTGTAATAAATATTTTATTGTTTCTTCTGGCGATAAAATAACCAGTCTCAACTACAAAACAATACTTCTTTCCATCTTTTATCTTTATTTTTTTAGGTTTACTAAATCCAACATAATTATTTTGCGTTTGATATACATGATACCAATCTTTCCAGTTCTTTTGTTTACTCCTAATAATACCTATACCCGCCCTTATCCCATTTAGGGCACATATATATTGGATAGCATCTGCGTTTATTTTATTTGTCGTAGCATATGTTTTGTGATGTCTTTTTTTGTCTATTGAGCCGTCCCAATATAAATATTCATCAAAAACAACCTTTGCCTGATTTTGGTTACAGTTATACAAATCGGTTAAATCTTTATCGCAAACCCAATCTACTTTAAAACTGATTGATTCTGTCCCATCTTTATGAAAATATTCTTTAAAAAAAACATTAGACTTTTTTAATAAAAATTTACATCTCTCTATCTTTCTTCTTTTCTTGAAGTGCATTTCAATAGTGGTATGCTTGTTTGATTTATTTCTTATATGTCCATCAGCCGACGCCATAACTCTAATAGCTAGTTGCTCATCAGATAATTTTATGCCAGATTCACGCGTAGGGAAAGTAGTTCTAATGGAATAATAATCTTGTTTTTTACATTTCAACAACATTTCTCTAAAATCCTTGCAAAAATAAGTATAATCATTTTTCTTCCTGCCATAGCCTTTATAAACCAACATTCTATGTTCATCGCTTAAAACATGGTCTAATCCATATTTATTTTTATATTCAGTAAAATTTTCACAAGGCTTAACGATATATAATAACGGTTTACTGAAAAAAGATGTTTCTTTATAATTATCCCAAACTAAAACGTCTTCGTTGTTATATTTATCAATAGTTATCCATCCGTTTTTAGTTAAAACTTCGGTTTCTTTATCCACTGCCCCGATATCTACACCCACAGCGTTTGGAATTATTACGCCTTTGGTCGCCAATACACCACCGATAGGCATACCGTAACCAACATGGCTGTCAGGCATGATAGCGATGTGTTTAAATGCAAATGGAAGATTCGCAAGATTCTTGGCTTGTGCTAATGCTTCATCCTCAATGTCCTTGAGCCACATCTTTATTGGTATTTTTTCGGTTGCAACAACTTCCATACGTTTATTTTATTATTTAACATTTAGAAACGGCAACGCTGAGTTCGGCATCATATAAGTCGGCAGTTTTCCATCCCACTTCTCCACGGCTTTTAAATCAACATACGATTGACCGCCTTGTTGAGTAATCGCTTGTGCTTGGATTTTAATAGCTTCGGCTTCGGCTTTAGCTTGTTCAATTCTTTGCTCGGCTTCAAATTTAACTTGCTCTAATTTGTTTTTAGCCGCCAAAGCGTTCTGTTCAGCAGTAACCTTCTGTTCGATCGCCGAATTGAAACTGTCAGAAAAATCAAAATTAACAATGGAAAGCTCATCAACAATAATGTATTCCTCTGCCAGTCTAAGTTTCAGGTTTTCTTTTGCCACATTTTTCACTTGCTCACGCTTTGTTATAAGCTCATCAGCCGTAAATTGAGCAGTCGCCGCCTTTAATGCTTCTTGAATCGCAGGATCAATTATCCTTGCCTTATAATCTTTACCAATGTTTTGGAATAATTTATTAACATTCCCAGCGTCAAGGTGATAATTAAGAGCAATCGTAGAACTGACTGTCTGCAAATCCTTACTCGCCGCCGCTACATCAACCTCATCTTTTTGTGTCTTGACATCAAACTTTTTAACATCCCTTGAAATTGGCGTAATCCAATGAATGCCCTCACCTAAAATTCTGTCTTCAACCGCTCCCCAATGAGTAATAACTCCACGCTCGCCAGCTGAAATCATTACAACTGGATTTAGAACAAGGAATAAAATTAAACAAACAAATCCAATTACTAGTCCAATAAATATTTTCATACTATTTTTTCTTTTTATTATTGAATAAAAGTCTATAAACCCCAGCCCCCGCAAGACCGACCACTGCAAGCAGGGCAATCTCAAATAAAATTCGCATATTATTATTTATTAAAATACATTAACCTTTCAAATATAGCTTTTATCACATTTACCGTAACAGCGTTTCCCGCCATTTTATATTTTTGAGTGTCTGATATTTTTACTCCGTCAGAACCTACATCGCACCAATCGTCAGGGAACCCTTGAAGCCGCATACACTCGGTTGGTGTAAGTCTGCGAATACGACAGCCGTCAAAAATACCATGTTTGTCTTGTGCCGTAACTGTAAAAGCCGGATCATTATTTTCTTTAAATCGCCTACCATCTTGTCTTTTCTTTAGCCTATCAGGAGTTAATACGGGGACGGCATATAACCCTGTTTTTGCCCCAAGTCCCCCAGATTCACTTGCTATTGTGGTTGATATACCACTTGGGTCATATACTCGATTCCCTTGCGGACCGCCCACTACCTGTTTAAGTCCTACTTTAATTTGTTTTGGTTGTTTGTAATCAGTCGCGGTTAGTGCTGACACCCCCCCCCTTGGGTCAAAGATTCTTGCTCGTTCTCCTCGCCCTGAGTTATTGGTACTTCCTGCGATTTTAATGTAAGAGTAAGTTTGTTTGTTGCTTTCTCCGATAGGAAATATTTTTCGTCCACCAATTCCTCCAAAATATCCGATAATAAACACTCTTTCCCTGTTTTGGGGGACTCCAAAATTTTTGCTGTTAAGAACCTGCCACTCAACGACATACCCCAAGTCGGAGAGAACCCCAAGTATTGTCTGGAAAGTTTTTCCCTCGTCATGAGATAATAAACCTTTGACATTTTCGAGAACCACAAGTCTTGACCGTTTTTCGGCGAGAATCCTTGCGATGTCAAAAAACAATGTTCCTCTTGTATCGTCAAATCCTCTCCTCTTGCCAGCAACGGAGAAACTTTGGCAAGGAAATCCGCCAACCAAGAGGTCAAAGTCTGGGAGTTGTTTGGGATCAATTTTTGTTGCGTCCCCATAGTTTCTGTGATTTGGGAAGTGTTTTTCATAGACCTTAATTGCATATTTGTTAATCTCGGAATAACCAACACATAGTGGGGTTGTCCCGTCTGAAGTGCGAAGCATTTTGTTTGGCTCATTAGCAAACCTGACCCTCCTTTGTTCGCATTCTTCCTTTTCGGATTTCGTGCTGATATGTTTGCATTTAATATAATCTTCATACGCTTGTTGTATTCCCAAAGGTAAGCCCCCAATACCAGCAAATGCGTCGAAATATCTCATACTCTCTTGGTTATGTTTTTAATTATATTATCATTTTTACCATTAAAGATTTAATTCTTGCCCTATCTGGTAAGGGTGTTTTTGTATACATGTTAGCCATAAGTGTAATTTATCAAAAAGTATTTCCTACATCTTTTAAAACATATTATATTCCTCACCACCACCGTCTATCATTCGCTCTCTAATCGCTTGTCTCGCTTCTTCGGATAATCCGTTCGCCAATAGTCTTTGATTGTAAATATCGAACATCGCAACGATAAACATCAAATTATCACCAACATTCTCAAGGTCTTTAATCCTACCGATTTTCTCCGTGGCATAACCGTATTTGTCATTATCGGAATCAACCACTTTCCACAATTCCATTGCCTTGGCTTTCACCTCGTCAAATATCTCTTGGCTAGGGGGAGTGTAGTATAGTTTTGTAGTCATATTTTTATAAAGTTATATCGCTTTCTATTTCATTACCCCAAGCATCCCAGCCTTCTGTTTTTTGTCGAGCAAAGAGTTCTATTCTTGGAATATCACCAAATAATTCTATAATTTTATCTCTGAACACTTGCGGTTTTTCACTATGTTTTGTCCGACCTGTGCTTACAAAACTTGAAACACTATTTGATTTCACAAGCGAATGAGCTTTCCCTTTGACTGCGAGTAAACACACCTCTTGATTTGATTTCGCATAATATCCTATTCCGAAGAAAGGCGAACCATCTTTATTTGTCTTGAGCCAACTGAAACCAAGCGTCTTATATTCGAACCCCCAAGCCTTAATAACCTCTAGTGCTTCCTGTAATTTTGGAAATGTTGCCCACATCATCAAAACGGAAGTGCTATCCGCGATCTCATTTATTGGCAATTTTTTAATAGTTTCCGAAGACATGGTTTTGTATTGATAATTTACCCCCCCCTGTGGGACTCCACCGTTTTGATAACTCCACGGGGGGTCTGCGTATATTATTTGATATTTTTTCATATTTATCTCCGCCCTGCCGTGCCAGCCGCCCCCCAACTTGTCGTTCCGCCAGAGCGGAAAGAGAACAATCGGCACGGACAGGGAAGAACATATTTAACTCTCAATTTTCATCGAAAGATAATTTTGTAATTTCAGCCCAAACTTCCAACTCATACACTCATCAGCCGTCTTACCTTTGGCGTATTCTGGGTCAATCCCTGACACATATATCCTGCCTGTTGACGGACAACTATACCGCAGAAAATAGGCATCGGGGAAACTCATAAAATCCTTGACTAGCCACAACTCATTTCCTCTGTCTGATTTTTCTACCATTCTACCTTTTAGGGATCTTAGCATCACTTCGCTATCGGCATACTTCAACGCAATCATCCTCTGTTCCATATTCTTCATTGACATTATTTCTTCACCCGATAATTTTTTTTCAACAACCTTATCAAACAAATCTTTCTCAAAACGAACTCCGTGAAGAAAGTAAAACTCTTTGCCGCCTTTCCATTTTATTGCCGGTTTTAATTCTGAATGAAATTCATTGTCTTTATCCAATAAAACAAGTGGTGTAGGAACTAGGTATAATACACCTTCATACTCAACTCTATACCCAAGCCCATATTCTTTAGCTTGCATTAAAAGCTCACAATGTTCTAAATACTTATAATCATTTTCGTTTGGTAAATTTTCTTTGTCTGGATTCTGACAATACTCAAATTCATAAACATACCAATCAAAATCATAATCTATGGCTGACCAGGCTGACCAGGCTGACCCGGCTGACCCGGCTGACCCGGCTGACCTGGCTGACCAGGCTGACCCGGCTGACCAGGCTGACCAGGCTGACCTGGCTGACCCGGCTGACCAGGCTGACCCGGCTGCATCTTGAAACTTTTTTACAAAAATATCTACACACCACATTATTTTATTTGGTCGTGGAAGATCGAAAATATCATACGTTTTCAAAATACACTCCTCGGCGTTTTTCTTGTCCAATTCAAAATCTTTGCGTTCAACATTTCGGCACATCCTATCAATTAAATCTTGTGTTTTTTGTGAGTAATTATGTGTCATATTTTATTGTCAATCTTTGACAAAATTTATCGACTTTGTGAAATAATCAAATTCTTGTTCAAATTCTTGGATATAAATACCAGGCTCAATCGTAATCGTCTTATGCTCTTCGTGCGACAACATAAGCGGTATTTTGGTTTCAAGAATATAATTTTTATTTTCGTCTTGGTAAATCGTGAACCCCACTTTACTTTCTTGTTTCTCCGCTAACTGCAACAAGTGTTTGTGTCCTGTGTGTTCGCCTTCCGCCAACACAAACTCTGAACATTCTTTAATCTTTTGCACATTATCAGGCACTTTTTTCAACTTCGTTAAAATTAAATCACCATGTCGTAAATTCATATATTTTTTTATTTATAAACTATCCCTTAAAAAATTAAGCACTTCCTTGAGAGATTTTAATATTATAGCTTTGTATTAAACTCATAACAATTTTTAAATGCCCTTTTAAAAGCGGATATTTCCATTAATATCTTGGAACAATCATTTGCCGTATTAAAATGGTTAAAGTAACTTCCATCAGAAAATAAATCTCCCACTAAAAAACAATTATCAAATCTCCTCCCATGGAGTAAGGAAAACTGCGTTAATTTAATAACATATTCATTTTTTTTAGGCTTATAATCATTAAATTCTTTATCAGAACAACAAAGTATTAAAATGTTTTTAGTTGTTGTGGAGTGCATAAGTGTTAAAAATTTTAAATAATATCTAACATTATATGTTTGAGTCTCCACCATTTAAATTTTGCCCTGTCTCATCTTGCTCATCAACAACAACACACTCAGTTGTAAGAAATAAAGCGGCAACGGACGCTGCGTTTTGTAGTGCTGACCTCGTTACTTTTGTTGGGTCAATAATCCCAGCCGTCAACATATCAACAAACGTATCAGTCCTTGCATCATACCCAAAGTTTCTTTCTAACCCCTTAACCTTTTCAACAACCACTGAGCCATCCTTACCAGCATTAAGGGCTATTTCTTTTAGTGGGAAATCTAACGCTAATCGCATAATATTAACGCCAACAAGCTCTTCACCATCAATATCAAGGTTGTCTAAGGCATTACAAATGCGTACTAAAGCCACACCGCCCCCAGGGACTACGCCCTCTTCTATTGCCGCCTTTGTGGCATTAATGGCATCCTCAACTCTAAGCTTTTTTTCTTTCATTTCCGTTTCTGTAGCTGCTCCAATTTTAATTATGGCAACACCACCTGTTAACTTTCCAAGACGGTCGAGTAGATTTTCTTTATCATATTTAGATTCAGCTTTTTTAAAAGATTCTTTTATCTGATTGGAACGTTCATCAATGACATCCCTTTCTCCTTCACCACCAACGATAGTGGTGGTATCCTTATCAGAAAAAACTTTTGTGGCTGTTCCAAGCATTGAAACAGTAACATTTTCAAGCTTTAAACCTATATCTTCTGAAATCACCTTACCACCAGTTAAAATGGCGATGTCTTCTAGTATTTCCTTTTTTCCAGAACCAAAGGATGGAGCTTTAATCGCAACAACATTTAAAATACCTTTCATTTTATTTACAATCAAAGTTGCTAATGCCTCACCATCAACATCATCTGCAATAATGACTAAATCTTTTTTGCCCGTTTGCATTATACCTTCAAGCAGTGGAAGGATATCATTTATAGAAGAAATTTTTCTGTCGGTAATCAAAATATACGGGTTATTATACTCAGCAATCATTCTCTCCTGATTAGTCACCATGTAATGCGAAATAAACCCCTTATCAAAACGCATACCATTAACAATATCTGAACCCATTTCAAACGATTGTGATTCCTCTACAGTAACAATTCCCTCTCTTCCAACTTTTTCGATTGCTTCAGCAATAATTCTACCAATTTCTTTATCATTGGCTGAGATTGACGCCACTTGAGATATTTCTTCAGGACTTTCAATTGGTTTAGAAAGATTATTTTTAAGCTCATCAACCAACGCCTTAACAGCCATTTCAATTCCACGCTTTATACCCATCGGATTTGTACCTGCAGCTACATTTTTAAGCCCCTCAGTAATTATAGCTTGAGCCAAAATGGTTGCCGTTGTTGTGCCATCACCAGCAACATCGTTTGTTTTAGTCGCAACTTCTTTTATAAGATCCGCTCCAACATTTTCAAATTTATCTTTAAGGTTTATTTCTCGAGCTATTGTTACTCCATCATTGCTTATAAGCGGAGAGCCATAACTACGTTCTAAAATAACATTTCGCCCCTTTGGCCCAATGGTTATTTTAACCGCATTTGCCAATTTATCTACACCACGTTTGATGGCTTTTCTAGCGTCTTCGTTAAATAATATTTGTTTTGCCATATTTTTTTTGTTAAAGCTATTTTTTAAAATATTCAAGAATAATTTTTTCTACACGCTTTTCAAACAAATGTTCAGGCTTAAAGCCAATAATTCTTTCAGCTTTCGCTGTATCAGCAAACGATACAGGAACATCATAATGACTTAATGGCTTATAAATCACATCATCAAAACGGTCGAATAAAATATCACACTTATCTGTCGTTCTCCTAAATAAAGTTAGTAAGTTTTCTATTGAGACCTTCTCGTTACCCCCAATATGGATTATACCATTGTTGAAAATATTGTTGCTTACGAGGTCAAATATAGCCTTAGAAACATCTCCAACATACGTGTATCCTCTAACAGTGTTTGTACCGTAAACAGTTATTTTTTCCCTACGTTTTATTTGGTCCAACCATTTATATATAACCATATCGTGGCGACCACCTTCACCATAAACAGAAAATGGTCGTACGATTGTGTATTTTATATCACCATTTTTAACAAAATATTCACCCAACATTTTACTAAAACCATAAACACCAATTGGGTTATACAAATCATTTTCCCTAAGCCCATATTCCTCATCTTTATTACCTCCCAAAACTGATGAACTACTGAAAAATAATAGTTTCACTCCGTATTTACGGCAACACTCAACAACATTTTTTGTCCCCAAAATGTTTACATTAATATACGAAATATGGTTTTCTTCACCACCAACAACACCTGCCAAAGCAGCCAAATGTATAACGACATCAAAGTTTTCTTTAGCAAAAACCCTATCAAGTTGAACTGCATTACATATATCAAGACCATCAACTATGTCGTATTCAACTATGTCTAAATCGCCACTATCCAAAAACTCTTTAACAATTCTTGACCCAATAAACCCTTTAGACCCTGTAATAAGAATTTTTTTACTCATAAATTATCCCTCTAATTCACTTTTAGTTTTTAATGCCCCAACAACCGCTTTTTTCAAATCCTTATCAGTATCTAATAATAGCTTAAACTTCTCACGGCTATCAGCTATTTTCTTTCCGTTGAACGAGTATATCCGTCCTGACTGCTCTACCACACCCCATCTTAAAGAGCTTTCTACAACATCTTCAAGTAAATCTATTCCACGTTTATAATATAAATCAACTTCAGCCTTTCTCCATGGGTTCCCAACTTTGTTTTTAACACACTCAATTTTTATTCTATTACCGATAACATCCTTATTCTGCCCCTCCATTTTTGCCCCCTTAGTAACTTTTAATCTCACAGAAGCGTAAAACTTTAATGCTTTTCCACCACTCGTTGTCTCTGTTGGCCCATAAAACACTCCTACCCTATCTCTTGTTTGATTGATAAAGATTACGGTTGTTTTGCTTTTAGAAACAGGTCCTGTCAGCACTCGCATTAACTTACTCATAAATCTAGCCTGAAGAGCCACATCAACATGCTCAATGTCTTCTTGCAGTTCTTTCTTGGGAACGAGTGAAGCGACAGAATCAACAACAATAAGGTCAATTGCATGCGTTCTCA